CCCCAAGCAACATATTGTGGTATTGTTCCACCACTGTTGAGACGGTTAGTAACAATAGCTTTGCCTGTATTTACGAGCAGTGTAGCCATTTTTTAATTCTCCATAATATTCGTTTAATGAAGCTTTGGTGCCAATAGTCGATAGTGCCTAATTCTTCAACAGTACCGTCAGCACGAGTAATCGTAGCGACAAGTTGAATTTCTTTTGCGTAACTATTGGCAATCTGCATTTAAACTCCGATTTTAACCATTTCTAAAACTACTGAAAATACTAAAGGTGATGTACCTAAAGTAGTTGCATTATATCCAGAAGTTAATAGATTAATTTTACCTGTTACGCCAGCTCCACCGTTATCTTGTAGACCACCGAAGTTCCAGAAACTCATACGACCACGACCTGCTATAGGAAGAATATCAATAGGGGTTGATGCATCCCATTGTAGTCTTACTTCAAGAGGGTCTGAGATAGAATAATCTAAGTGATCAATTCTAAATGAAGTAGGTTTTGGTGTGAAACTTGCGGGATCAACTACTACTGTAGAAGACACGTTACCCGTATCTAATACACCAGTAATTTTAACAACAGCGTTGCGAGCACCGTCAACTAGGATTTGCGTATTGACTACGTTAGCCATATTAGCCCCCTATTAACGTGTAACTTCTTGAGCTACCCCAACAAAGTCCACTGTCATTGTTTCAGTTGCTGCTGGAGTAATCTCAAATACAGGTGACAATGTAGTATTAGTCAATGTAGTTGCAGAAGATCCAATAGTCGGTGAAGTTATGCGTGTTTGTAATTGGTTGCCGGCATATACTAATAAATCAGTACCGTTATAATAGAAACCTAATTCTACATACGTGGCAGCAGTAACAGTTGTTAAACCAGTAACTAAAGTAGTTGATGTAGAACCTACAACAGATACTAAGTTAATAGAAGATGAACTAGCTGCTTTGCTAAACCAAATACCGTCGTTAGCACTTGTTCCATTCTGTAAACCAACATAGAAAGAATCAGCACCTACGCCAGAAGCTTGAAAGCGAACTGTGTACCAAAAACGATTTCCTGATTGGAATTGAAAAGCTTGGCCATTTTTAGTCACAGTAGTTGCTGTGGTTGCTCCGCCTGGAGTAATGATTGCTACACCACCTACACCATTGGTTAAAGCAAAGGTTGAACTTGTACCGGCAACAGCATAATCTGTACCGACAAGAGTGTTAAAATCATTTAAGTAGTTTGTGCTACCTAATGCTTGTGTGCTTCCAGTATGAAATGGATCTGGGAATGGATAGCTGTGAAATATTTCATTTGTATAGGCTGTAGATAAGCCTGCGTATAATCTGGTTGGATTGCTCATTTTATGTGTTCCTTAACGTGAATGAGTTCACGCCCGAAGGCGTTAAGGTTAAAAGTATTACTTAGGTTTTTTTACTGATGCAACAGCAGTCATGCGTTTCTTTTTAACGCCAGACTCTTGTGCCCCTGATGTCTCAGAAGCTTTTAAATCTTTCATGTCTTTTGCCATTTTCATAGCAGGAGGTGCTTTACCTTTCATACGATTCTTAGCAATACCTTTGGTAGGTGTTTTAATCGTAGGATTGGCTTTAGTAACTTTTTGCATATTTGCTCCAAAAAAAGGTTAAGGAAGAGATTCTTTTGAAACCTCAACCTTAACTCTATTATACCACTAATTTATAATTTTGTCAACCATTATTTTAACTATTATGGACCTTTTGAGCCATAAATAGTACATTAAGGGCCATTTGATCCATAAATAGCACGTGGGTCTGTCCAGCCGAAGCTATAACGCTCGTAGCCTTTAGCCTTAGCATTCATGGTATCAAAATCATTGTCTTGATCAAACATGATGCCTACACGCTCATAATACTTTAAGCCATTCATGATATTAGTTCTGATGAACCAAGCATGAGGAGCTGTCAAGTAATGGTTCATAACGATTCCTTCAGGGAATGCGTTAGTTGCTTTCAACACGTTAATGTCGTTGTTAGCAGAACCAGGTGTGTATACAGACTTCAGAATACGGTTAGAGTTATACCACTCTTGACGAGCAACAACTAAACTCTTAGGCATTACATTGATCAATAAACCACGATCATTTTGGAATCCCATAATAGCAATAGTTGCATCTTCTAAAGAGGCTTCAGAAAGGTCAACGTCAACAGTTGGTTTGTTTGCAAAAGTTCCACCAGATGTATTTGGGTGAGCTGTTGAGCAAAGAGGCTGTGCATCGCCACCAGTATAAGTGCTATTGAAAGCACGGTTATAGATATTGGCAGCTACGTTTTCTTTAGTTTGACGGAAAGACATCGCTAAAGCAGCAGCACGACGCTTAGAGACGTTTTCATACAGATTATCGTCTAATTCTTCTTTAGTAACGATATAACCCAAAGCGTAAGCAATGTGTGTATAGCGTGTAACGAAGCCTTGAACTTCTGAATCATACTGAACGCCTTGGCCTTCAGGCTTAGTTTGTGCTAAACCGAAACCAGTTAATTGAACATCTTCTTCGTAATTCTGTGAAGAAGTATCTTTGTCGAAGAGATGAATATACTCTTCTGGGTGCTCGTCATAAACCTGACCCCACCAAGCTTTTACGCCAGGCCATAGGGCTTTTGGATGAGTACCAGTTGTAATTACACCAGCCATGTTTTATTCTCCTAAATTAAGCAGTGCCTTGGGCTTGCTTGAATTGATGTCTATTAAAAATTACTTGTACGTCTGCATAAGCACCAGGTGCATTGTCAGGACGTTGAGTAATACCAATAACTGTCAAAGGCAAAGCTAAAGAACCAGAAGATCCTTGTGCAAGCAATGAAGAACTGTTTAACACAGTAGAAGACAATGGGCTAGACTGAGACAATGAAGTCTGGTTAGCTGTAATTGTCATACCTGCATTTTTATTAACATCAGCAGCAGCAACGCCTGTAGCATCAGATTCAATAGAGAAAATGATGTTAGGATCAGTAACTACTTGTGCATAGCGTGTACCAGCAGAAAGATTTAAATAAATCTTAGTTAAATCTAAGTTAATACCCTGTAAAGAAACACCAGGATCTGCAACACGAATACCAACGATAACTCCAACTGGAATATCGGTAGTAGCTGCTTTAATACAATACGGAACGCCATTTGTATCGGAACCGGTTGCGAGCTTTACTACATCGCCAATAGCGTATGTGTTTGAAGTGTCGGAAGCGATAGCGTACAATTGGCCCTGTTCATTGAAGGGTGCACCAGTAAGTGTTCCTACTGGAGACAACCCACGTGGGCTATTTGTGTTTGCCATTTAATAAAACTCCTTATGGATTAATATTTAATTCCAGCATTGTAGAAGCCTTCTGATGACATTCCATCACCAGTTAATTTACCTCCACGAATTGCTGCGTCTGTTTTATCGTTCCTGATCTGTAGTTCCTTTTGATCTTCTAACCACCACTCTTCTTTAATCTTCATTAAATAAGCGTACTGTGGTTCACCGTCTTGAGAGCCTACTAAGAACCGAACCTTATCTCCTAAATCCGTATTACGAGAAGTTACATTCTCTGTAACACCACCTACCTCGTCGGGATGGACAAACTCATACCCCGTATCTAATGATGCTTGGATTCTTCCTGGCGTATCATTAAAAATATGCAAGTGAAAACCTGGTATAGATTTTCCTACTTGTAACTTCCCACGAGTCCCGTTAAATGCACCACGTTGGCGTGGACGCTCTACCTTAGTAGACTCTGTAGTAGTTTTGTTTTCACGTTTAGTATCAGTCATTCCTATCTCCTTATTCCTTAATATTTGAAAAATTGCTTAAATAATCTATTGCTGTTTGTAATATATTTATATTATCTTTAAATTTACCAAGTCCATGATTGCAATGTGTACAAAGTAACCCTCTAACTTTTTTAGTAACATGACAGTGATCTACAGCTAATTGGCGAATGTTTCCACTTCTTTTATCAATAGCTGTTTCTGGCTGTTTACAGATAGCACATAGACCTTTTTGATTTTCAAACATTTGTTTAAATTCATCACGTGTAATACCGTATCTATAAACTAATTGCCATTCATTATCGTACTGTTTTCGTTTTTCTTTGTTTTTTTCGTACCATTTTTTCCATTGAGCTGCTGCTTTAATTTTGTCACGAGTAGACATATTAATCCCAATCGTAATCCGCAACATACTGCTCTCTAGTCATCAACCCTTGTTTTGTGAATCGGTCACATGCTGCTTTTGCTTCAGGTGGCAAACTGTTGTAAGACTTCTTACCACCAGTTACCGGTCTTGTGTTTGTACTAGATGTACCTTCCATTGGATTTGGTGTCTTTTTCTTACCAAACTTTTCAGGAATCATTTCAGCTAGTTCTTCATCTAATTTCTTTAAGAAAGCTTCACCGATTAGGGAAGGATTCTCACGACGAAGTTCAACTCCAAGGCTGTTAGCTACTGCAGTCATTTTTGTATCTTTACCAAACCAGTCGTTACGGTCAATCCATGCGTTAAGCATTGGGTCTTCTGTAATCTGTGGCGTAGCCTTAGCTGCTTCTTCTGCTTTTTTAACTTCTGCCTTTGCTTCAAGACGCTCTTCTTTAATAGCATCCATTGCATCGTCAATCGCTAAAACTCGATCACCGTCACCAGTGTTGATTGCATCACGTTTAGCCATTTTCAATTGTTCTAGTTGAGTTTCAAGATCTTTACTCTTACGCTCATACTGTTCTTTTTGAAACTGTTTAAACTCTAGTGCAGCTTCACGAGCCTCATTAGCAGCTTTTTTTGCTTCAGCTAATTCTTTAAGCAATTTCTCATTGTTCTTACGTAAGATTGGCATAATCTCTCTACCACGACGTACAAACGTCTCAGCATCAACCCAATCATTCTCAGAACCTCTAAAATCATCCTTTGGTACCCAACCTTGTGCTTTCGCTTCGGATTCGTACTCAGGAGCTTCTTGCTGTTGCTCTACTACCTGTTCATCGCTCATTACTTTAATCCCTTAGTTAAATGTGGATCTACTAAATCCATATCATCATCTAGCTTACCTGTCAAATCATCGTAGTTCACCATACGGTAGCCTTTTTTATCTTTACCGGTATACATTAAACCTGCATACTTAGCAAAAATAACTTTATCGCCTACTGCCACAATACCTGCTGGAATTTCTTCGCCTAGTGCTACAATCTGACCTGTAGTGTTTGCTAACTGTTCTCTTTCGGAAGCTTCTTCAGTGTTTAACTGAAAACCCCATTCTGTTTTTTCAACTACCTGTAACGGTAGAATTAAAACTCTGTCAAAGATTGGTGTTATTCCTGATGGATTAATCATCTTTTCTCTCCTTTACTGCATGCATCAATTCCTCATAAGTAATTCTTAGAATCTCTGTAACTGCTGCGGCACGTCCTCTAATGTTGTCATCATTCTCTGTACCCGCTAAGAGCATCTCTTTAAGATATTCTCTTTCGTTATTTAAGCCCTTCATAAATGCTTCTGTTACTCTTGACTTTTTCCATTCTAAAAACTCTTGCTCTGTTACTACTATCATTTACTTCCTCCTTGTTTACATCTGTGGTTCTTGTGATTCCTTTTCTCCAAAGTGTCCTAGATCAGTCATATGCTTTTCTAAGTCCATCATTGTTTTTAATGCACTTTGTATTCCATCTTGTTTTGCTCTAGCAGCACCAATCTGTGCGTCTATCATAGCAATCTCATGTCCTGTTTGTACACCACCAGCTTGTTCCACAGCAAGGATAGCTTCAGCTTCCAGCTTGTGAATCTTAGCTTGTTGGAGTTCAACATCTTTCATCATCTTCATCATTGCAAGCTTAGTCTGAATCTGCATATCCATCTGCTTAGTCTGCATACGCATTTGTTCAATTTGTACCTTCTCGCTAGGTCCTGGTTTGATTGCTTTAGGTCCTTGTGGGTCAGGTAGCACAGCTTCAATATTAGGTACCTTCATTGCCTTGAGGTACATCTTCTGTACTTCATACATATTCATACCAGGTGTTGTTCCTGCAAGCTGTAACAGTGCTGTAGCTTGTTGTACACGCTGTGTATCAGAAACAATATTAGGATCTGCACTTGGGCGTACATCAGATACTGGACCTAAGTAGTCATCAGCATCAATAAAGTTTTTACCACCTTGACTGTTGTAGTCTTCAATGCCTTGTAGATATAGTTGGTTAAGTCGGTACATCTTTCTAAACTCATCACGTAAACTTCTGTAGGTACGTTTAAAGATACCTGAGAAGATTTTCATTCCTTGTTCAGCCATTGTTCTTGTTGTTTCAGCCGCTGTATTCTGTCCCGGATTTTGGCCTGACAGTATGTCGACAGAACCACCAATACGCTCACCGTAGTTGATGAGAAGATTAAGAAGAGTAAAGAGTACTTGAGAAGGCTCTCTAACAGGCAAAGGCATGATACCTTTACGGAGATCATCTCCTGTTGAGTCAACATGTTTCCACTCCAAAGGTGCAAAGTTATAATTACCGCCTCTTAGTTTGATTCCCCTAGAAAGGAATCCACCTGCTGTATTTGCCATTGTGCCAGCATCAATGAGTTGGTTAAGCAAAGTGTCGATGCTTTGATTAAGGGGTCCCAATAAGACTCCAAATCCCAAATCATAAAATCCACCATCTGGGGAAGGGATGAAAGGAAATTTTGTAAAATAGTTTTCTGATTTGATTCTGAGAACATTGCCCTTATTGTCCTTCTCAATAGAATTTTTAAAGTATCTTGCAACAATACGTAAGATGTTTTTGTTATCACGACGCATCCATACGATGTACGG